GCCGAGGTCTTGAACGAAAAGCCCTCGCTGGAGTTCAGCGTTTTGATGGTCACGGTGATGGTGGTTTGCGCGGAACTGGAGATCTGCGCAGTGGGGGACGTGCCGTAAAAGCCGAGCTTATCATCGGCGTCATTGCCAAGGACCACACCGTCCGGACGGCCGTCCGAGAGATAGTTGTAATCTGCCATTTCTTTTTCTCCTGCGAAATTAGAACGGGGCCGGTTTCCCGGCCCCTAGTGGTTAGGCGTTGGCGGAGCCGATCATGCGGCACGCCCACTCGGGACGCAGCGCAGCCATGCCGTAGAGGATGTCGAGACGAAGCAGGAGTTCGTCGTTGCGGATGTCAGAACCCATCCACACGCGAACACTCAGACCGTCCTGCACCCGGCGCACGCACTTGTGGGCGTCGTCCATCAACGGCAGGTCGGCCGTGATGAACTGGAACGCTTCCTTGTGGTACATGATCGGGTTGACGTAGTTGGTAGAGGCGGAACCGACGAACGTCACCGCCGCAGTCGTCGTCGGCAGGGCGGACACGTTCTGCAACGCACCCGACGCCGAGCTGTAGATCGCCGGGCTGAAGTTGAGGTCTGTCGACGTGCTGTCGGCCGTCACTACGAACTGCTTCAGGTGGGGATAGGCCACCTTGGTTTCGGGGTGCACGTCGTAGACGCCGGCAATCGTGAACACCATGCCCGCGACCGGAGTCGCAAAGCTTGTCACGGTCAGGTCGGTATCGCCCTCGGTCACGGTGTAGGTGTCGAGCGTGCAGGCGACGTCGGACGCGTTCGGCAAGGTCCAGACCCGCTCATTCTCGTAGTAGTCCGCCATGGCGGTACGAGCGATCAGGCCCTCGGTGTACTGCTTGCCGACAGCACCGCTCGGATTGAAGTAGGCGGCCATGCCGTTGACCAGCGCGCCCATCGTCACCGAGTCCATCTGGATGTTGCGGTTGCTGTCCTTCGGCGCCAGCATCTGGTTGAGACGCGCACGGGCTTTACCCGGAACGTCCAACGTGGTGATGCCAGTGCCCGCCGTGCCGACCAGGTTCGCGGTCGCCTTGGTGGCGAAGGCCAGGAAATCGGCTTCGATGCCGGACACAAGAACCGCCACGGCGGGCTCGATGTAGTTCTTCGACAGTTCGTCGAAGGCCGCGCCGGAGTTAACCGACTGAATCAGCTCCTGGCTGTTGAACTTCATGTCAACACCGTCCTGTGTTGCGACGGTGATGGTCTGGGTCGTCTCGTTCTGGTCCTGCACGTCCATAATGCGGGAACCCTGACGACGGGTGTACTTGTTGGGCTCACGGACACGCAGGGTCGCGCCCTGCTTACCGCGGCCGTTGTCCTTGAAGGATTCGTCGTACTGACGGTCCACGGTCTTGATGAAGGTGGCCTTCTCGTGCGCGATGCGCAGGGCCTCCTTCGTCACCATATCGACTACTTTGAAAGTGTTAGACATAAAAATCTCCAGCTACGGGATGGGCCGACGCTTCACAGCGTTGGCGAACGGGGTTATCGCGCCGCGATTTGCTTCCGTCTCCACTCCGCAAACTCTTTGTCGGTCATCTGCGTGGGGTCTTTGGAGACCTCGGCACGATTACCGACGGGCGTAATGGGATCGGGTGCTTTGCTGGCGCGCTTGGTGGGCGCTGAAAGATTGGCTTCCAGTCGGCCCAGTTCTCTTGCTGCCGCGATCGGGGCAAGACGGGCGATGCGGGCGGCCTCTTTGGGGTTTTGCCCCAGGTAGTACAGAAGCTCCGGCCCTTTCTCGGAAGAAAGGAGCGCGGGGACCATCGCGTCGGAGATCGGCACATCATCGCTAAACGCTACGTCCTCATAGTCTTCGTACTTCTCGGCAACCTGCTCGACACGCTCGGCGAAGGTGGAGCGGAGTTCGTTGAACTCCCGAGTGGCGCGTTCCTGCTGCGTTTCCTGTTCCCGCTGTTTCTCCCGCGCCGCAATCTTCTGTTCGGCCTTGTAGTCGGCCAGGGCTTCGAGATAGTCCTCGTAGCTCTGGAACTGATCGACCTTGGGCTTTTCGTTCGTCTGCGGTGGGGTCTCTTTGGGCTGGCCTTTCATGGCCTGTTCGCGCCAATACTCTCTCTCTCGCTTTGCTTCTTCTGCTTCGCGCTTTGCTTCTTCCCGTTGGCGGGTGAGTTCTCCGAAACGCTTCTGGACGCCGCCCTTTTTGGGCTTCTCCGCAGGGGTTTCGCCTGATTCCGAGTCGGCCGGGGTCTCGGTAGTTACGGCCTGTTCGTCGGTGGCGACGGGGACTTCTGGTGTTTCTACTTCGGGTGTTGCACCTTCTTCGATTGACATTGCGCGCTCCAGGAAGCGGAATGGGCTGTCTCACGACAGTCCGGCCCCGTTAAGCCAACGGGTAGGCGGAAATAAAAAAGGCCCCGAAGGGCCTTAAAGGTGGTGCTGCTGTTGCAGTCTTGTTATTCGTTACGCCGCTTCGGGCTGTTTGCCGCTCTGCTTCGCAATCAGGTCGGCCAAGGTCTCGGCCAATACGTTGAACTTCTGCTCCATCTCGTCGGACTGGCCCTGGAGTGTTCCCATGACCTGCATGCGACGCGTCTCGGCCTCGAATTCCTTGATCTTGACCTCGGCTGCCTTCAGCTCAAGCTCCGCCTGTGTGCCTTCTGCGGCGGCCATGGCCTGTTCGAGCTGTTGCTGTAGCTGCTGGATCATGGCTTGGGCTTCTGGGCTCAAACCGCCCTGCCCCTCTTCGTCCGTCTCCTGCAATTGGGGCGGCAGGAGTTTCTTGAGGCGCTCCGCGATCTCATCGGCACCCGGGAAATCCATTGACTTGAATGCGAGGTCGCCGATGGTCTGCATCAGCTCCGGATTGCCTTGGAGAATCTGCACCATCGCCTCGGCGGCTTCCTGGCGCTTGGTCGTGTAACTGGGACCGACAGAGACCGTCACGTCGTATTTGCCGACGCCCAGGTTGTAAATCTTCTTGATGCCCTCGCCCGTGCGGATTTCCTGCACCGGCACTTTCTGGTCTGGGTTGATCTTGGCGTGATCGGGTTCGCCGTCTTCGCCGAGGATGCGGACCACCCGCTGTGTGTCGTAAATCTTGGGGATCAGGTCGACGATGATGCGGCCGGCATGACGGATAGACCGACTGAGGTTGTCGATGTAGTGGAAGGTGGCGGTATCGCCTTCCCGCTGACGGGCGAGAATGGCCTTACCGCTCTTCTCATTGCTCGGGGCACCGACCGAGGCTTGGTACATGCCCAAAGAGCCCTGTATGCCCTGCTCCGAGTTCTGCATGACCTGGAGCCAGCCGGCCGAGATTCCCGGCGGCGGTTGTCGCTGCGGGGCGGGAACGAGGTGTCCGTCTACGGTCGTCGGCTTGTAGGTCAGCGCCGAGAGGTTGCGGCGGTTGGCACTTCGCCAATCATCCTCGTAGCCCTCGAACTGCCCCTCGGCACCGACAAACGGGGCCTTCGGAGCAAGAGCCACGTTCTCCACGAACGAGGACGCGGCGTAGTTGTAGATACGCTGCGAGTCCATCGCCGACTTGAGCATGCCGGAGGTAATGCGCTTGCCTTCGATGTCGAGCTCGTTGCCGATGACCTCGACAATGGGGATGAACTTGCCCGGCCAGACCTTCTCTTCCAGCACTTCCTTGCCGTTGATCTTCTGCCACACGACCTCGTTGATCGTGGTCTTGCGGGTCTTGATGACCTTTAAGCCCTTGGGCTCGTAATTCTCGTCGTCCTCCCGGATGACCGAGCCGTCCTCCAAGAGGGCAATCTCCACCTCTTTCGGGCGGTAGAAGAAATACTCGGCAATGCGGACCTTCTTCTCTTGATGCCAGTCCTTGATTGATTCGTCGGCGTCCTTGAAGTCGACCAAGTCTTTACCCGGGAACTGCGCCTTGTGCTCGTCGCGGCTGATCTCGTCGACGATGAAGCCGAACTTGGCGTCTGAGCCGTCCGGCTCTTGGCGGTCAGGATCGAGGTACACCGAGAAGCGGTTGCGAATCCGCTTGATCTTGATGTCCTGGTCGAAGGACGTCTCGTCGCAATACTCAGTCAGGATGCGGAAGTAGCCGAAGCCACCGTCCAGGGCGTGCTCGAATGACGTGTCATAGGCCAGATCGGCTTTGCTGGTGTCCTCGATGTGGCGGACGATGCCCTGATAGATCTCCGCGATCTCGGGGTCGCCCTGATCGTCTACCGGGCGGACCTTGATGGACGGTCTATTCTGCCGCTGGTCGTTCTTGACCTGGTTAATGTACTGGTTGGTCTTGTCCACCACGAGACACGGGCGCGCACCGTCGGGGTCGTTCTCACGCGAGTTCTTGATCGTGTCCGGCCACTGCTTGAGCGCACGGAACTCCAGCGCGTCTTTGGCGTGCTTCCGGTTCTCCTGCTCGGCCTCGATGCACCGCGCCAGGCGGTCGCGGGCGAGCTTGAGCGGATCTTTCTTGTCGGTGTCGTCGGTCATTGAATCGACGGAAGCTGGATTAGGTCTGATGGAGAGATTCCTCGCGCCCTCATTTCTCCTGCCAGCAACTTGACGGCGATGTCTCGTGCCTCTCGTTTCTTTTCTTCTGTCACTCCGCCCTTGATGGCTTGGTCTACGCCAATCATTTCGCCGGGCCACATAACGTCGTGTCGAACGATTGTTTCATCGCGATAAATGTCATTCGCCCAAGTCTCCCGCACGCGAGATAACACCTGATGGTTCTGAGTGACATATTCGTCTTCGCTGGCCAGCACGAGGCTGGGCACAGCGGCCGCAGCCGGCACAATCGCCATCAGCTTGAGGAAGTTTCGTCTGTTCATCTATCCCATCCAGCCTTGCGGCCCTTGGTAAGTGTGGGTTTGTTTCTGCTTGTCTTTCGGCTTGCTGGCCTTTCTCGCGCCCTCACACGCGTACCGCAGGGCGTCGATGGTGTGGTTGTTCTTGTCCGCCAGCTTGGGGAGGACTTGGCCGGTCAAGGGGTCCACTTCGTAGCTGTAGAGCGTCAGCTCGTCGATGACGTGCTTACAGCGCGGGTGAACCACAATGTCGTAGGTCTTCAGGAACTCAATCCCGTCCTCGACCGAGCCGGCGCCTTTGATGGCCCGGTTGATCTTGGGATAACCGTGCTTCTGCATGTAGCTGATCGTCTCCGGCCGCGAGGAGTCGGCGGTGATGAACCACTTGCGCGAGTCGGGAACACGATCAAACAGGTCCGGCAGCTGGTCTATCTCACAGCCGATCATCCAGGCTTCGTGATCGACGTAGAGTCGGCGCCCGTCGATGTAGCAGCGTATGAGGACCGACGGGTCAACCGCGAAGCCCCAGTCGGCACCGAGACGAAAGGTCGCGCCCTTGGGGGCGTCGAACTCTTCCACGGTCCAGTTCTTGAATACCCTGGACTCGGAGTTGCGCTGGTACTTGCCGAGCCAGACATGGGCGTACTTGTCCGGGTCTCGGCTGCGGTCATACTCCATTTCCTGCTGGAGGACTTCCGGAAACCACGGGTTGTCCGAGTAGTTGACTTCCACCACCACGGAATCCGGTGGTGGATTCTCGCCTCTCAGCAACGCGTCGACCGGATCGCTTTCGAGGTTCGGGTTCCAACTAAACCACAACTCTGAGCCTGGTTTGCGAATCGTTGGCCTGAGTATGTCCGAGCTTCGCTGGGAGAGGCTTTGCGCCTCTTCAACCCATGCGCGATCGAACCCTTCCAGCGACTTAATCGATTCGGCCGTGTGGTTCTGTAGGCCCTCGAAGATGATCACGCCGCCTTTCTTGGTCAGGATGCGTTTGTCCTGAACCTCAAAATGCGCACCGGCGTTCATGTCCCCAATCTTTTGCTCAAGGAGCTTCTTTACAGAAAACTCTAGCGAACGCTGAACTTCACGAAGACAGACGTTGTCCTGACGATGGTAGATGTTTTCCTCTACCATCAACTCGGCGAAGAAGTGAGACTTGCCAGACCCGCGTCCGCCGTGGGCGCCCTTATAGCGAGCGGGCTTGAGTAACGGCAGGAAGACGCGCGGGGTATCAATCCGTAGCGTCGTCACTTGGGATCAACGATGACCCGCTCTATCCGGTGAATGATGGAAAGCGGGTTCTCTTCTTCGCCGACGATGGACTGTGCGGGCTTGCCGTCTAGTCTGTCTCCGAGTTCCTTGAGGGCCGCGAGGTCGCCTTCGTCACAATTGGCGAGTAGCTTCTCGGCCAACACATCAAGGGCCTTGATCTTGTCGCCACCACCACGCTTTTCTAAGGCGCGTTGGATCGCCGCTGCCCAGAGCTTTGCCTTTGCTGCGTTGCGGTTGCCTAACGGTGCGCCGGCCATGTTATTGATTTAATGTAAACATTTGAGTTATCGCAAAATAACCTGATCAGGCCGGGCGATTTCCTGCTGCCTTAACATCTCTTCCCGCTTCTGCTTGAGCCAGGTGTCGCGGTCGACTTGGGGGATCTCGCCCAGTGCCATTCTCTCGGCGTCTTGGAGCCACAGAGCTTGCAATACGTCGTCCCGCACAACTTGGCCGCTCTCGTCTCTCTTGGGCTTGCTGAATACGAGGCCAGCAAAATCAGAAGCGTTCATCGGAATGTTTTCCTAAACTGGAGTCCGTAGCGGTCGTCGTGCCCATTGCGTTGGGCGTCGAGGGTGAGGTCGCCGTTGAGAATGGGCAGCATGATGTTGGCGCCGTAACTGTCTATACCGTTCTTGTTGCCAGCCATGAACTTGGCGATGGCGTTGCCGATCGGCATTTGAGCATTGGCTTGCCAGCCGTCCGTCTTGGCGAGGGCTTCGAGTTCGGCGGGGCCGAGGTTGGCGATGGCTCTTAAGCCTTTGTTGCTCAGTCTCAGGTCTACCGGGCCGGCGTCGTAGTTCACGCCCTTGTCCCACTTCCAGCGGGGGCCGAGCTGGTTTATGAGGCCACGCATCAAGTCGGGAGCTTCGCGTGGCGGTGCCAGCTCCGGTAATTGGTCCTTGTGGTATGGCATCAGTGCGTCCCCGGTGCCGCCTCGATCTCTTCTTCCTCTTCCCCGATGAAGAAGCCGACAACGTTTACACCGTCGGGGAGGTCGATTTGGATCTCGGTGTCGTTATCGAGTTGGATGAAGAGCATGGGCTAGTCCGCGATTAGGGTTACAGCTTCATCCGAGAAGCCGGACAGATAGAGCGCCTCGGCGTCCTCAACATAGTCGGAGTGCCACTTGCCCTCGAAGTCCTTGATCCAGATCGCACCCCTGACGCGCATCTTTCGGCAGTGGGCTCGGCAGGACTCGATGAGGTTCGGGCACTGCTCTGGATTCTTCATTACAAGTTTCCTTGTAACCGTGGTTGTAACCTGAACCCCGCCACTCTTGCACCCCATAGGGCGCTGAGTGCGGGGACCGTATACCCTACCTGCCCGTATCGTGGGCCAATCGCTCTTGCCCCTCCGGTCATCCTTGTGCCGAGGTCGCGTGTATCCCTGAGTTGGGGTGCATTGATGTGGGGTAGGATTGGCGGCCGTGGCCCGAATTGCCCACAGCCTGGTGCGGGGTTAGACACCCGGTCTTGCCTGCTTCGTCCCTCAGCGCGACAGGCATGCGCGCTACACGTTAAGGCGGGAGGGTTACCTTGATGAATTTGGCCCCGCTCCTCGGTCCCTGGCAGCTCTTTTCGTTTGGTCAGGCGGGAGGGGGCCAAAACAGAAAAGCCCCGGAGATTTGCTCTCACGGGGCTTCGTGTTTTGTGGGCCATTTTACAAGCGGACTGACCCGGGAAGTATTGTTTCATGGATTTTGAGAAAACGCAAGCACTATTTTTCCCTTTGTTTTCAATGCCGTGCGCGAAGGCACAAACCCCGCTCCTCACGCCGCATCCATCCCGTGATGCGCTTTTAGCCTCGCGTCCATTCTGGCTATCACGCCCTCGGCCGAGTCGAACACATAGGCGCGGACGGTGCTGTACCGCTGGCCCCACGTCCGCTCCCACCGGCTCTGCTCAATGCCCGCGATCTTGGCCCGGGTGCGCTCGCTGATCTTGTGCATCCCCAAGCCTTTGCATAGCCCGCAGACCTCGTGCTTGGATTCGATCATCCTGCTCTGCTGGCCGTTGCACCACGCGCAGACTTCGCGGGCGAGGTATTCCTCCACGGCCAGATGGATCAAGCCCGTGAGTGTCCCCGGCTTGTCGATGCGCCATTGGTTCACCTCGGGGATCTTCGTGACCTCATCCAGCAGGTGCACGCGCTCGATTTCCCGGCGCAGGTCGTCTTCGCCCAGGTATTTCAGGCGTACCAGCTTCCTTGCCCCTTCGGTGGCATAGACCATTCCCAAGGCGTGCATCAAGTCCATACACGTCAAATTCGGGATGCCGCCGACTATCATGTCCCCGATGTTGCAGGCCCGGGGAGTGCAGAGACTTAGGGCTTCGGCGATGTTCAATCAGCACCCCTCCGATTCATGTGGTGGACGGTGTTCGGGGTAATCTGGACTCATTTCCCGCACGCTAACCCTGACCTTGCCGGGCTTCTCAACTGCCTTGCGCTCGATGGTCAGCCGGTCTATCTGGGAGTCGTCCTCATAGACTCCGGCGTGTTGCATGGCGTCCAGGAGCGATTTCAGGATGTTGTCCAAGTCTCGAATCCTCTTGTCGGGTGGGTAGGCGTCGATGGTGACGGCAAGCCT